CGTCGCAGTGCACCTAACGGTGTTGCACAATTCGCTTCTATGGACGGAGCACCGGTAAGAGTGGCACTTGACCCCTCGAACCACGCTCGTCGTCTCCTGGAGCGTTACGTGGGCTTTGCCGTATGACAAGTGAACTAACTACGGCGAAGGCACAATTTAGCGCTGTGCTGACCGCTGAGGGCTTGAAGGTTATGGACTATGTTCCAGAGCGTTTCATTCCCCCGGTTATCGTCATAGCCGCTTCAGGCACTTATTTGACCCGTTCCAGCATTGCGTCAGAGTTCATCATGGGCTTAGACCTAATGCTGGTCAGTCAGACCGCTACAAACAAGCAAGCAACAGAAACACTCGACCAGCTGATCCAGGACACAATCTTGGCTCTGCCACAATACGCCGGCCTCGTCGACGTAGGTCAGCCCTACACACTGCAAACCAATAACGCAGAATACTTGGCCGCAACGGTTCGAGTAGACCTGCGTATCACAATCTAAGGAAATCAAATGGCTGCTTCGACCCGCATTGTCGGTCAAAACATCATCTTCACCCTCGACGGAGACACCTACGCTCCAGACATCAACATGTTCGAGCTGACCCTAGGTGACGCACCTGGTGGACAGCGCACCATGACCGAGGTTCGTGTTAACGGAGAATGGGCTCTAAAGCTCTCGGGTATCGTCTCAGGCGACGCCACTTCGCTTTACCGCCTACTCTGGGAGAACTTCGGCACTGAGGTTCCATTCGTTTGCAACCCAAACGGAACCACCGCAGGCGCTTCAACCCCGAGCTACACCGGCTCAGTCGTGTTCAACGAACTACCGCCTCTAGCACTAACCGCTGGTGAGGACGCTTCATTCGAGGTAACGCTTCGAGTAGTAAACACTGGACTCAACGTAGCCAGCAACCTTTACTACGGCGTAACCCTCGACGTAACTGCCTAAACACTCATGGCAAGGCGAACGCCGTCAGGACGACCAGCTAATGACCTTACAAAGGTTAACTCGGCTATTCGTGTTGACGGCGTTCGTGCCACGGCCGAGTGGCTTGGTCTTATGGGAACACCAGATAAGGCTTTGAAGGCTGCTAATAACGAGGCGGCCAATATTGTCGCCAACCAGGCTAAACGTGACGCCAAGTTTAAAGGGAAAAGCACCGGTCGTTTAGTCCGGAGCATTCGGCCTATGTCAACAGTGACGACAGCAATCGTTCGAGCTGGTGGAGCTAACGTTCCATACGCTGGGCCAATTCACTGGGGTTGGTATTACGACAAAAACTATTTCATTTACAAAAACATTGCACCAAATCCCTTCCTAGCGAAGGCACTCGGATACAATCGAGACATAATACTTGCAACTTACAAGGAGCAGGTTGAAAAACTGGCAGCGCAATACAAGCCACCAAAACCGAGGTAAGGAACGAACATGAGTGAACAGGCAATCGACTTCGAGCAGCTGACGCTAAACGAAGTAGAAACTATTGAAAATCTAACCGGCATTTCTATCGACCAGGTAGTTGGAGACGGCACACCAAAGGGCAAGAACTTAAAAGCAATTCTGTTCGTGCTCAAGAAGCGTGACAATCCTAACTTCACAATCGAAGAAGCCGGCAACTTCACTCTGAGCGAGGTCACGGCCATGTTCGGAGCGAAAGACCCAAAAGGCAACAACTAAAGAAAGACCAGGCTCGCCGCATGGCTCAGTTTTGTGTGGCGGTCAAAATGACACCAAGTGATTTCAAGGCTTTGACGCTTATGGAATACACCGAGTTCATTGAGGCTTTCTCGGCGTCTAAGGGTTCTGACCTAGAAGGACTTATCTAATGGCGGCACTGACTTCATTCTTGAAGGTAACAGTCCTCGGCGACTCGAAGCCTATGACCAGCGCTATGCGCAAGGCCATGCGTGAGTTGCAACAGGTCGAGAACGGTATCAAGAAGATGTCGGGGAACATCAATAGAGCCATGGGGGCCATGGGTATCGGTCTCGGTGTATCTGGCCTTGCCAACATGGCAAGAAACGCAGAAGCCTCACAGAAGTCGCTAGCGAAACTAGGTGCAGTAACTAGCTCTATGGCTTTGTTTGGTTCGGCAACCGACGACGTGGTTACTCGTCTAGATGAGTATGCCGTTGCCCAGGGCAGACGTCTTGGACTTGATAAAGACGTAATTCGACAAACTCAAACCAGCCTCATGACCTTTAAGGAGATTGCTTCATCGGCTGACGTTGCTGGTGGAGCATTCGACCGGGCAACAATGGCAGCGATTGACTTGGCTGCCGCTGGCTTCGGCACCGCTGAGGGTAACGCCATTCAACTCGGCAAGGCTCTCAACGACCCAATCAAGGGGCTGGCAGCACTTTCTGAGTCTGGTATCACATTCACGGAACAAGAGAAAAAGAAAATTGCTCAACTAGTAAAGAGCAATAAAACCCTCGAGGCTCAAGACCTCATCTTGCAAGCAATCGAAGCACAGGTCTCTGGCACTGCCGAGGCAGGCACGACATCTTTCGGCAAGCTAGGTGTAATCTTTGACGAACTAACTGAGACCTTGGGCAGTTACATACTTCCATACATAGAAGCCTTTGCTGATTGGCTAGTAAGCGACGACGGCCAAGAGAAACTACAAATGCTCGCCGACGGGTTCGGAATGATTTTCACAAACCTGGCGAACATCATCAGTTTCTTATCTGACAACACTTGGATAGTTGGGACTATTGCCGGGCTTTACGCACTGGTCAAGGTTTGGCAGCTCATAAACAAGGTTATGAAAGTTGCCTACGCAATCACCAAGGGAAACACAATCGCTCAAATGGCTCTCAAGGCTGTGACCGGCTCGGTCGGTATTGGCGCTATCGTTGCCGGTGTTGCAGCCGTAGGCGCTGGCCTGTTAGCGTTTATGGCTATCGACTCGCTACTTGGTGGCACTGACGACTCGGGGACAGTAGTAGTTCCAAAGGCTAAGAAACTTGAATTGCCTGAAGTCAAACAATTCAAGCGTGACGAGCTTGACGACATAAACGACAAAGACAAGAAGAACACCAGGGGCTTGAAGAAGGCAGAGTCTGCCCTGGTCGCTGCAATCAAAACTGTTCAAACCAAACTGGCTGAGGTGCGTAAAGCAATCCTCGACATGGCCGTAAAGTTTTACCAATCCGTCGAACTAGGTTTCGGTCTACTCGACAGAGGAGCGTCTAAGGTGTTCCGTGCCGACCGTTACGTGCGTGAACTGAAGCGCATGCAGGGAGCACTAGCCGACTACCAAACCAACCTGGCTAAACTCCAGGCACTTGGTGGCGCAGCTGCAACTCCGCTACTGCAGCAAATCTTGGGCATGTCACCCGAAGAAGGCGCAGCAATCCTTCGAGGCTTCGCTAACTCACCAGACCTGTTCAACGAAGCGCTATCAGCCACTCAAGGTCTAGCCGTTACCGGTGCTCGAGTCGGTGTGTCTGCTTCGGCGCTCGCAGGCAATCAGCCGGTTGCTGAAATGGTCAATGAAATCAAGTTGCTTCGTGGCGAACTCAAGGCAGGCAAGAACACTTACAACATCAAGGCGACCATGTCGGCTAACGAAATCATCAATCAAATTCGTGCCTGGGAGAAGTCGACCGGCAAGACGGTGCTGGCTGGCTAATGAAGTTTGATTTTCAGAGACACTTCGGCGTATTCATCGGCACTAGCCCGAATGACCTGTTTCGCCTGAACGTCTCAGCACTCGACGGCACTGACTTGCTGGCCAACGACGCAGCGCCACTTATCGAGTTCGTTGACTTCACCGAGTATTGCACGGAAGTTATGGTGTCTAACGGCGTCAGTGCTATGGGAACGACTATTGATTTGGGAATGAAGACGGGCACACTGGTTTTCAGTGCCGAAGGTGTAGACCCTTTTGCCGGTTACTTCATCAAGGTCAACAGTCCAATCAAGCTAGTGCTAACCGGCTACCCTTCAGGCGGTTCGGATACCGACTGGTTCCAAGGCTTCGTCAAGGACATTCAGCGAGACACTGACGCCAACGGCATTACTCGAGTAGTGATTACCCTGGGCGACCAAATTGAACAACTGATGAGCCTCGAGACGACAATCAGCGAAATCTCAGACCAAACTTTTGAGCAGCGCTGGGCAGACATCGACGTGGCTGTTGGGTCTTTGATAAACCTAAACGTTAGCCGAACCACCAGCTCGACTCTGTTCCCGGGCATTGACATCTTCGAGACCGCACTAGGCGACACAATTCTCGAGACCATGCTCGGAGAACTTGGGTGGCTAATCACCACACGCTTCGACATAGTCGTTCCGATGAGCCGCAGCTACCTGGCAACCACTCTCGCCGGTGCACACGACTACGAAATTACAGAAGCAGTCAGCGGCGGACACCTAGGCGCAGTAATCCCGGCCACATACATAAACGTCGGCTCAAGCAGCGCAGACATCATCAGCACAATAAACGCCTCACTCACTTGGGACCCAGGCACTGTCATAACCATGGTTGACACTGACCAAGCAGACCTTTACGGCAACTCGACGCTCGACATCGAGCTGAACCTCGCCGACGAAGACAACCTATCAAACTGGGCTTTTTACGCTCTAACCCTGACCGGGAACCAGAACATAAAATCTATTGCGCTAGACGCTTTAGCGCATAAAAACATGCACTTATTTGACGTTTACCAAATGGAACCAGCCGAGTGCGTTTTGGTAAATGTGCAGGCCAACGGAATAAACGTCAACGAGAATTACCTCATCAGCAAAGTTACACACATGATTACGCCAGACACTTGGCAAACCGACCTAGAACTATGGAGAAACTAAATGGCAGGCGCAGGATACAAAACCTTTACCGCT